ACTCATTTGGGAAATCCAGAAAATGGACATTTATAAATGTCCAATTTTTGTTTTCGCAAAATACTTTTGGAAAAAATTTATTAGGTTTTTTGCCCGGCTTGGAAGAAAACCATTAAATTTTTGGTTTGAATAAGGAAGAATAATCTTCGAAGCAGTACCTTTTTTTAGGTTCCACACCTAAAAATAAAATTGAAGTATATTTGTATTAAAATTGCACCAATCAAAATACAAATAGTAAAAATGATGTTCAAATTACTGTGTTTCTTAATATTTACGAGAGAATCCCCAAAAAAATACGATATTTATAATCCCCAATCAATCGATAAGAGCAATCAAATCGTAAATTATGTTCATAATTATTATTACAATGATTATTTTTCAAAAATGAAAAAAGGCGATAACGATAAAATAGTAACGGTGAGTGCAATTGTCTATAATTCGGACTTGTACAAGAAGGAAAATACTACATTGAATACATCCATTTATTTCAAGGGTATTTTAGGTAAAGATATTGAATTGGTAGTTACAAAAATGGTTACGACTTATCAAGAAGGTTTAAGTTGGGATAAAACAAATATGAGAAAATATGAGATTGTTGAATATTTTAATGGAAAATCTATACCAAACGAATCAGAATTATTTAAAAATCACTATGATAAATGCATGATTGTTGATTATTAAGAACATTTTTCACAACGATTCATGCAAAAATAACGATGAATTCCAACATTCTCGGAAATAATGTGCAACAAGACTCCCATTACAAAAAAGAACCAAACATTAAACGGCAAAAAGATGGATAATATAGAACCCAAAGATATAAACATGAACCCTTCGATAATACTTTCAATTGTCAGTCTTTTGAAATCTGTGGTAGTTCTCATTTCTCCATTTTTTTTGTTTTTATTGCAACTTGTATTACAAAAGTAATCGTGGATTCCTAAAAAGTATGCAAAAAAGTGTTTAATAAATCCATTTATGAATAATATTAAGTAAAAGTTATAAATAATTCCGATGCGAGAAGTTAACAAATAAATCAAAGAACAATAGATTCCGACAAAGAAAGATTCAAATAAATAATTCATCTTATATTTTGAATATAAAATAAATAATATTTTTTGTTTATAAATATAATATATATGTATCGAAATTATATTAGAAATCACCCATTAGTTGTTTCAATCATTTTATTTTTAGTCATTTTTGGAACGATTCATGTCGGACAACCCGGGTTTTTATATAATTCAGATGGAAGTATTAGACAATTTGGTATCGGATATAGAAATAAAACAATATTACCAATATGGCTACTATCAATCATTTTAGGAATATTATGTTATCTATTTGTGCTGTTTTATTTAGCACAACCGAGAATGGTTTTTTAGGCGGTCAAGTCAAATACCCTGAATAAATTATTTATGAATTTATAAAAATCATAAATAATCATGTTGAATTCACACCAATTATGCAGCATTGGATATGATATATTCTTTAGATTTTTCTGCAGTGATTTTGGCCTGGGATGCTTCCTGGGTTTTTAAGAAATCATTTTGACCTGCTGAAATTGATTCTAAATCTTTAGAACAGCCATTAACCGAAATATTATATTGTACGACACTTGTGATTAAAATGGCAATATTCACATACCACAAAGCTTCACCTATGTTATCCCTCAATACAACAACATCTAATAATTTTTGTTTTAATAATTTAGTATCGTCATTATCAACTTGATATTTTTCCTTCATTAGTGGGGAAAGTGTACTCATGTAATTTTTGAAATTATAAGGAACAATTTGATTAATCAAAATAGACATGTCTCCAAAGAGTTTTATAATAGTATCTGCTGCATTTTGATATTTTTTCTTCTTGTTAGATTTCAGACCTTCACCATCATAATCAGATGTTATATTAGTTAAAGATGGTCGTTCGATAGGTGTTGCGATAACCGGTGAGTCGACAGGTGTAGCGACAGGTGTAATTCTTGATGGTTGTTTTTCATCAATGTTATCATTATTCATATTTGAAGAAGTATTATACAAGTCCGCACCTCCGCGTTGTTTGTTTTTACCGGATCCGCCAGATATTTTTTTTGTAGAGGAAGAAGAAGATGTTGATGAATTTAATTTAGGGTCATTATTAATTGCATCTTCAACTTCAGGATTTACCAACATTTCGGTTAATATTTTATTGGCTGTGTTGGAAACCCAAAAATAACCAATTACATTGGAAAATGCGGATTTAAACCCGGGAAAAATAATAAGAACGAATATGAGGACTCCAAAAATGAGAATCCATGGTATAAAGGTTATTAAAAACGCGGCACCAATATTACTTGTTACACTACCTCCGCAAGTCTTTATAATATATATGGAATTTACAAATAATTGAGAGATAATAATTAAAATGAAATAAACTGCAAGAGCACTATAATTTGATTTAGTATATTTAGTATATTCATCACCATTATCCAATGCAGATATGTTCAATTTAGGTTTCAATGCTGCGTAGTAAATAATGGTAATAATTATAAAAATAAATATTGAAAGATATGAAGTATCCATTTGTATATTATGTATATTGTGTATAATTTATTTTGAAATAATAAAAGTAATTATATATGAATTTTAATGATTTTACTAAACCCAAATTAATAGAACCAGGTGTTAAATATTTTTTAAATCAAACATTAAAGCAATGTAATGAATTTAAAAACAAATATAATAATTTACTATTTAATATTTCTTTAGCAATCGGTTTTTTTCTAATTTTAGCGACAATATTATTATTCAAGTATAAGGGAAAACCTACACCGTCAGAAAAAGAAAGAAAAAACCGGGAAAAACAGCAGTATATTTTATCTAAAATAAAAAATTATCAAGACAATAAATTACGTTCTCAACAAGCCTTAATAACAGGATTACCACAATGGGATGATGAAACAACATTAATGCACAAAAAATTATAAGATATTTGTATAAATAGGTGTAAATAAAATATCACCAAATAATAGATAGAATGAATAAAGAAAATGCCGAAAATGCAGAAAATGCTGAAAATGAAATAAAGAATAAGGTAAATGAAGCGGTTAAATTATTCTATAATTTAAAAAACGTTTATGAAGAAAAATATTATGAAGAAAAAAAAACAATAATGGCTAATCTTAAGTTATCTTTGAAGGAAAAGAGATTCGAGTTTAAGAAACTAAGACCTAAATGTATCAATTGTCAAAGACCGGTTACAACTATATTTGAAACAAAGGTAAATAACGATTTAGACCGTGTACTAAAAGCGATGTGTGGTGATAGAGAAAACCCGTGTAATTTAGATATTGAAATTAATTTAGGAATTACGCATGATATTCGTGATTTAATAAACGAAGATGAAATAGAAACAATTAAACTTAAAAACCAAATTATATTAGATAAAAATGATTATTTATTTGGATATATTACCTCGGAAGAAGCAGTAAATAAGTTTGAAGAGGTTAAAGAAAATATAAAAAGTAATATAGAAAATTCAGAATATTTCCTTACGATACTGAATGAAACAACTGACAATATTGATAAAAAGAAAGATATGAAAAAGATTCAAACCGAATTATACACAAATATAGACAATATCAAAAAGAGTATTGAAGAATATAATAGAACACAAAATAAACAATTATTAAAGGATGTTGCGTCGATATATGCTGATGACATGGTACCTCGATTAAAAAAGTTAATGGAATACAAGTATATGGAAGCATATGTAGATGTCATTGGTCAGATGCGTTATCTGATAGAAAATAAAATTTCATTAGAAAGTTTGGAATTTAGTTTAGGAGATAATACGGGTATAAAAAAGATGAAATATAGTTTTAATTTTCAGAAAAATAAGAGTAATTTTAAGTCCGATAAAAATGATAAAAAGAGCAGAGCGAATAAATCAGTAAGACAAACCAAAGATTATTATGCAGAATTAGAAATTCAGAAAAACGCGAGTCCTGCAGAAATTAAAAGTGCGTATCGTAAATTGGCATTAAAGTGGCATCCGGATCGTGTAGATGAACAATATAAAAATCAGGCGACTGAAAAATTTCAAAAAATAGGAGAAGCTTATGAGGTTTTATCTAATCCTGAATCCAAACAAAGGTATGATGATTATGGAATGCGGGGTGGCAGCATTCATGAAAATAAAGTAAGGCATGGTGACGATGATGAATTCAAATTTTCTCCAAGTGATCCGATAGAGATTTTTAGAAAAGTCTTTGGTAATGAAAAACCAAAATAAAAATTCCTTTATAAAAAAAAATATACTTATAATATAATGTTTACTATTACGAAATATGTTTCCATCCCAATATTCTTGTGTAGTTTAGCATTTGGCTTATTTTATATTTATATAATGGGGCCAGATATGAAAGAAGTCCACATGTATCCTACACCTGAGAATGTAGGAAAAGTTCAATACCGTGACAAAGCAGACAATTGCTTTTATTATGAAGCAACAGAGGTAGACTGTCCAAGTGATAAAACAAAAATTAAGACAATTCCTTTGCAAAAATAAAATCATACTAATATATATGTTAAGATTATCAAGATTTTTGCATGGCGAGACTGGTAGGGTATTAATGTCCATTATTTTAGGGCTTGGTTTAGCAAGTTTATTCAAGACAGTATGTAAGGGGAAGAATTGTTTAGTTTACAAGGCACCGCCTCTGGATGATATAGACAATAAAATATATAAATTTGATGACAAATGTTATAGTTATAAAAGTGTTACAACAAAATGTAATAATCAAGAAATGTTTGTAGATATGGAATAATTGCGTATCATTATAATAATGAAATTATATTATAATAATATGTCGGATACAACAAGTATAATGGATTTACCTACAGATGCAACCGGCGGCGGTAGTATAGGAGGAAATGTTTCATTTATAATAAACGAAAAAGCTCAATCACAATCACAAGAAGGTGCATCACTCCCTCCTGGTGTAAGTTTGGACCAGACAACTATAAATCAAATTGTAAGCGGGTTGCAGCAGGCAAGTTCAAGTGGAATTACTCAATTGCAGTCGAGAGATATTCCAAGAAATACCGAGGGGTTAACACAAGACCCATCAATCACACCAAATTATATACCACCTACACCAAAAGAGTCACAAGATTATATTAGAGATTATGATGAAACAGAAGATATCATTTCCGATTATAATAAACGTGCAGAACAATTAAGTAATTTAGATAAAGTATATGATGAGATACAGACACCATTATTATTATCCATCATGTATTTTTTGTTTCAACTTCCAATAATAAGGAGTTTATTGTATAAATATTTTCCATTTTTGTTTTTCAAAGACGGGAATATAAATATATACGGATATTTATTTACGAGTATAATGTTTGGTATTTTATATTATTTTTTATCAAAAATGACGAATTTTTTTGGTAAATTTTAGTATTAGTTGTAGAAAAGAGTGTAATGTGCCATGCTACTACAAGAGAGATTCCGCTTTGCGTATTATTTGTAATAAAAAAATTAGATTTATAAATAATACAATAGTAAAAAGTATGATAAAAGAATATATTTCAAAATTAATAGATAATATTCCACTTGTAAAAAATAAAAAACGAGAGAAGATGGATTTAATAATGGATGGCGGTATGTTTAATGGTAGTTATTTGATCGGATGTTTGTATTTCTTGCGTGAATTAGAAAATCGTAAATATATAAAAATTTGTAATATTTCCGGATGTAGTATAAGTAGTATAACTGGATTATTGTATTTGTTGAATATGTTGACTTTAGCAAGTGAAGTATATAATGAAGCATACGAAATAATGAAGAAAGAAAAAGATATTATAAATATAGATTTTATTCTTGATAAAATACGAGAGAAAAGTCCTGATAATATTTGTGAAATAGTAAATAAAAAATTATATATAAGTTACTATGATTTGAAGGTGGATAAGAAGATTGTAAAATGTAAATATACAAATATAGATGATGTATTAGAAACAATAAAAAGGTCGTGTTATGTACCGATTTTGTTGGACAAAAATATATTATATAAAAACAGATACATAGATGGAATCACTCCTCATATATTTAGAATAAATAACTGTAGCAGACGGGTATTGTATTTAGATTTACTGGGTTATGACAAGTTTTATGATGTGATTTCAATAAAAAATGAAAAAACGAATCTACATAGAATACTCAATGGATTATTAGATATTCATTTATTCTATCTAAAACAGAAACAGACCATCATGTGTAGTTATGTAAATAATTGGTCATTTATAAATAATGCATATTATCATTTTGTAAGGGCAATAGCAGAAAAAATAATATATTATACAATTTATTTTTATTATTTTATAAAAAATAAAATGATGACGAGAGAAATGTTGGAATACTTTGACAACTCTTATATATTCAAAATATTAATAAATTTCAAACTATATTTACGGAATTATTTTATAAAAACGTATTGTTTTTGAATATATCTCGGGGATGATTGTCTCCGATAGGTGACGCCCGGGTGCGGCGTTTATTGTCGCCGATAGGTGACACATGGCAACGGAATTACAAGAAAAAGTCGTCGTTTTTCTTTCTTTTTTTTGTTTTATTCTTATATTTTTTATAATTTTTACCGAAAATCTTTTTAATGTATTGATGATCTTCAATATTCCGCCGAGACTTGTAATTTTTTGTTTTGGATGTTTTATTCCGAGGATTTTGCTTTTTCGTAGCAATTTGTTTTTTTGCAGGATTCTTAGAATCCGCGGGTCTATAGGATAAAAACCATTCTTCGAATTCTTTACTGTTTCGATTCACTTTTAATTCTCTGAATTTTTCAGCTTTTTCTGAACGAACTTCTGCTACCGTTTTTTGATGACCATAACAAGTGACACTAAATCTTTTTAATAAACCTTTTTGTTCTAACCGGTTTTTTTCTTGGACTTCAAATAAATAATTCGCCATGCATAATATCCGGTCAGTGTCGTAATATTTTTTTCCTGAATATAAAAAGGCCAAATAATAACTCAACATTGTATCGATCGTAGCTATTTTAATTTGTTGACCCTTGACACTAATGATGTTATAACTATGGCACGCAATAGGCTCATAAACAAATGCAATCGTGTCTTTTCCAATTAATATTTGATAATTTGTCGGAATGACATCTCCGATTTCTGGGTTTTTAATGATTCGTGCATTATTAATATTAATATCCTTTAAACGTTCCACTACAATTTCAGCAGTAACATATGCGTCTTCTGAAATAACATCGAAATCCGGAATTTTTTTCACTTGATTATGCAAATCTTTTGGCATGTATTTTGCATACATAGACATTGCGTAACCTCCAAAAAAAACAACAGATTGATTTACCAATGTATTTTTTACATTATCATATATTTCTGATTCAAATTTATCTTCCATCATTTCTCTTTGAAAATCCTGGTCTTGACATTTTTCGCTTTTTAATGGATAATGTTTATTCAACAATGTCAAACGTTTGAGTATTTTTTCCCAACGAGAAATATCTCCAACTGGGCGACTCAATTCCAAGTACATGGACATTCTTAAATAATTCGGAGGAGCATACAAAATTCCTGCAACTCGAATACTTTCCTTTTTTATACTTTTATATAAATCCCTATGTAAAAATGTAATGTCGGCAATAGGAATAAAATTTACAAAGACCTTATAGGTTCCATGATGCATGCCAGATTTTGCTTCCACTTCTTTAAATCCACTTTTAAAATATAAATCGGTCAATTCTTTTGCGTCGTTTAATGCGTTTGGACTGAAAAAATCGTAATCGGGGATTTCAATATCTTTGTCATAAAATTGGTCTTGTTTTGGGAGAATATTATTGATGGCTGTTCCACCATAGCAAACGAGAGATTTTTTCTTGATAAAATTTTCGACGATGACTAATATTTTATTGATATCCGGCGAATTAATCGCTGTTTTACGAACAATATGTTCTGCTTTATCAACCGCAGAACGTAAAATCACTAATTCACATTCTTCAAATGTCATATTCTTATTGCATAATTTATTCATAGTTAGGATATATTATCTAAAATATGTTGAGATAATATATTTTTATATTTCTTATATTTCTTATATTTCTTTATACACGGTGAATTTAAACATTGTAACTATAAAAATCGCTTGAAACAGTTCGAGTTTCGTAACTAACTGCTGGATTTTGTGGATTTGGTGGAGCGATTACTGTAGGAACATATCTTAGTCTTGAAGGTTTTAATACAAACGCATAACCATTATCGTTAAAAAATTTGGTACTTTCTTTCAAGTTAATGTCTTGTTTTTGATATCTCATGGAAATCATTTGACATCCGGATTCACGCGCAATTACGGCACTTGGATTCGCCGGATTTGAACCTTTGTCTGGCATAGAAATCGTCATACCGGTTTTATTAAAATTTTGTAATTCTGCTAAATCAGGAGTATTTTTTATTTCATAAGCCGTTAATGCCCGCATATATACAGAATTACTTAGCATATTTATATATTCGTAAAAGTCCCTATTATCCATGAATGAGCTGTTGTTTTTTTCTGCAATAATAAGTATTTTCTTTGATAAATCTATTAATTTAAGATTCCCTATATTTGTTTTTCCGTTTTCATAACTGGATGATGGTCCTAAAAAATAATTGTCATATTTTTTTAGTATATTTGCAAAATTTTGAAACATTTTTGAATTATTGCTTTTTATTCTTAAATGAAGAACAACCGGGTCATTTGTATTTGGTGCACCCGTAGGAGAAAAAGCATAATTAATAATTGTTTTTAATACATCATCAAAATTAATATTGTTATAAGTTCCCTTAATATTGAAATTGGTAGAGCTTGATGTTGAAACAACTGGTTGGTCATTCACAGAATATATTTCAAAATCTAAACCACGGCACCCGTCTTTTAGAACACTTCTTAAAATAGAGGTGTTTACGTAACCATTGTCATAAGATCCTCCAGCGCAACAGTTATAGGCTGTTTTAATATAATAATCTTTCAAGGTGTAACCACAAGAAGGGTCACTGGGATTAATTGATTTCAGACTTCCGTTGATTTTTCCATATAAAGAATCCATTTTTGAAATTTCAGTAGACATTAAATTTTTTTTATAGTAATAATAAATTAATGCAATAATAATAATTGTCAGTGTCAATATAATCAATATAGTAATTCCAATTTCCACTTTCATTTCAGAAACATATTTTAATGCATTTGAGAATGCGTTTCGTACTTTTGTCGCTGTATTTGGTTGAGAAGAAGATTCCATCTTATTATATCTATTATATAATAATATTAAAAGTATTTTCAAAAATATGTTAAATATAAATTAAGTTAAATATAAATTTATTTGTATAATATAACTAAATGAGTGGAGGATTAATACAACTTGTTTCGGCAAGTGCCCAAGATATAATATTAACAGGCAACCCGAGTAAAACATTTTTTAAATCTACATATCATAAATATACTAATTTTTCATTACAAAAATTCAGATTAGATTTTGAAGGTGCCAGAACGTTGAGATTATCGGAAGAATCTAATTTTACGTTTAAAGTAAAACGTTATGGCGATCTTTTAATGGATTGTTATTTAAGTGTAGATTTACCAAACATTTGGAGTCCTGTTTTACCGCCTTTAACTGATCCAACCACGACCGCCACAAATACCGGGGCATGGATACCCTATGAATTTAGATGGATTGAAAATATTGGAGCCCAAATGATTTCAAAAATAACAATTACTTGTGGTAACCAAACCTTACAAGAATTCTCCGGTGCATATTTATTAGCCATGGTTCAGCGTGATTTTTCTGCAGAAAAAAAAGCGTTGTTTGACAAAATGACGGGAAATGTTCCAGAATTAAATGACCCTGCGAATTCAGGAACACGTGTAAATGCGTATCCGAATGCATATTATACGACGAATCCGGCTGGAGCGGAACCATCGATTCGTGGGAGAACCTTATATATACCGTTGAATTCGTGGTTTTCTATGAAAACTCAGATGGCGTTTCCGTTGGTTTCCCTTCAGTACAATGAGCTTCAAATCAATATTACTATGCGACCAATCCAGGAGTTATTTCAAATACGTGATGTTATGGATAAAGATAATAATTATCCTTATATTGCACCAAATTTTAATCAATATTATATGCAGTTTTATCGTTTTTTACAGACGCCTCCAGATGTATCTTTAGGCGTAAATTCTTATACGGATACCAGAACATTATGGAATTCGGATGTTCATTTGGTATGTACTTATTGTTTTTTGTCCAATGCTGAATCACGCATCTTTGCGACAAATGAACAAAAATATTTATTTAAACAGGTAAGAGAAAATATATTTTATAATGTCACTGGTTCAAACAAAGTACAGCTGGATTCGATTGGAATGATTTCGAATTATACATTTTTTATGCAAAGAAGTGATGCGAATTTGCGTAATGAGTGGAGTAATTATACGAATTGGCCTTATCGTTATTTACCATATGATTTAGTTCAGGCCAATACAAGTGGAACGTATGATATAACCAGAACGAATCCAGATGGGACGACTACGACTGTTTATATAGGTCCAGGTGTAAATGCAAATGGTAAATTGACTGGTTGGATGCTTACAGGCGATTATAATTTAGAAAACGAGAAAAATATTTTGATTTCTATGGCACTATTATTAGATGGTTCTTACAGAGAAAATTCGCAACCGGTTGGAGTCTATAATTATATTGAAAAGTATACCAGAACAGCGGGTAATGCTCCGGATGGCCTATATGTGTATAATTTTTGTTTAAACACGTCGCCATTTGATTTGCAGCCGTCGGGTGCCATTAATATGAGTCGATTCACCACAATAGAATTTGAGATGAATACGATTGTACCGTCATTAGACCCGTATGCACAATCGTTAACGATTTGTGACCCCGAAACGGGTGCGATTATAGGTATAAATAAGCCAACATGGAGAATTTATGATTACAATTTTAATTTAATCGTATTTGAGGAAAGGATAAATATGGTTACTTTTGTTGGAGGAAACTGCGGATTAATGTATGCAACATAATTGTGATTATATAAATAATTTCACGATATTATTTATATAAATTTTCTGGTGGCGTATTAGAAGGATGCACACCTATATTTTCCAGTTCCTTTACCCTTTTTATTCATTTTTTCCTTACAAGAACCGGCACAACATTCACTATCAGTTGTACAACTACTACCTAATTGTGTACAGTAACCTTCATTTACTTTACCATTTCTAATTAGTAAAAAGTATGCAACCAGTAAAAGAATAAGTATTCCGAAAAAATACACTGACCAACCTTTTGGAAGAATTTTTGCCATTTGTATATTTAGCAGAGAAAATATTATTTTTCATTTATTACACCTTTTTACATTTCAAACGCCGATTTTTAATTTAACTTTCTGTAAAATTGTTGAATTATATCGTTTCTTTCATCAATAGTTAATAATCCTAAAAATATATTTATTTTTGTTTTTGCCGATTTTTTGTATAAATGAATCATGTATTTGTCTATATTATCATTTGTTTGTAAAGAAATATTTCTCCTGAAAATATTGTAAAAATTATCAACATATCCATACATAGTAGCCTTATCATTATTAGCATACGCAATAATATCATTTATTAACCAGTGTTTATCTTCTTCTGGATCTTGGCTTTGTGCTTCAATAATCCAATATTTATAATATAATTCCAATAGTAAACTTCGCGTTTCTTTATAATTTATAATATCATTCAATAACTTTTTATCTTGTAAATTATATGTATATGGAATAATGTATAAAATAATGTCTATTGGTAATCTCTGTATGAAATCCTCCATAACATATATATACTATTTACATAGTTTTTATATCAATTCGGCAATTGAAATTTTTAAAGGTGTAAAAGGTTTCAAAGATATACCATTACGCCGATTATAAAGAAACGCACTATTGTATAATGATTATAAAAATAATATAAAAACATTTTATATTTTATATTACTTGTAAAGAATAATGGAAACAGAATTATTAGATGAGAGTGATACATCAGAAATTTCAATAGATTCCGAATTTCAAAAAAATCCAGATACTCATTTATACACATGTACGAAATGCATGTATCATACATTTTTGAAGAATAGTTTAAATAAACATTTAAAAACCGAAAAACATAAATTAATGGTAAAACCGTTGGAATGTGAGTTATGTTATGAAAAATTTAATACAACATCTTCATATAATAAACATTATAAAGTGTGTTTTGAAAACAGTATAGAAGTGAAAAAATCAGAAACATTGACAGATGAATGTGAAACATATCACAACGGTGATGCTGATTGTGAAGATAATTCTGACAATGAAACAATTGTAGAAGACGATGTTGTTGACGATTTATCCCATGAATTAACCAAGCCGAACATATACGATTTAAAAGAGATTCGTCATATTTTGGAAGAGCTAAATGCATATATGACAAAAGTCGATGATATAAATATAAAATATTTTTTATTTGGTTATTTTTCAAACATGGTGCTTTTTTTTATGTATTATTGTGTGGTCTCATATTTCGGCATTTGAACTATATGGTCCGTTATCTAAAAACATTCCAGTTAAGGTAGGTCTTTCTGGATACTTTGGCATATTTACCAGATTTCCGGAAGGATAATATTTTTGCATATGAAGACTTTGTCCTAAATTAAAATCGTAACTCCAGGTGTCATAACCAGTATTATATTGAGGTGTCTGTGCATTTTTGTCAATATAATTTGCTTGATTACTCATATCGGTGGTTAAGGTGGAATAAGTTGGTGTAACGCCCATTGTTAATTTACCGGCACCGTCATATGCAGGGGTCATTGTTTCCGGATTATTTTGGGTAGATTCTAATGTTTCGTCGGATTCTTCTGTAGTGGAAATGATTCCTTTTTTAGGGTCATTGATATTACGATTGATGGTCATTTTCTGTTTAGGCTTTGGTGGCATTGTTTTTGGTTTACAACCATAACAGTCTATATCTGAAACACAATCTTCGCCAGTAATGTAACAACGTCCGGGTGGACCACATATATTTTGGCAACTATAATTTGTGTTGATAGGTAAATCGACCGTGTGGGTATTTCCGTCGCCTTCAATGATAATGGGTTTCGTTACGAAACCTTCGATATCAATATAATTATTATTAAATAGATAGTCGGTCCAGTTAAACATGATAAAAATCAAAATAAATACAGAAAATACAAATATAAATATGTTTAATTTATTTTTCATTTATGATAAATAGAGAAAAAAATTAAAATATGTGTAATTTATAATATGCCTAAGAAAACAAAAACAACTAAAAAAACAGATAATAATGAAATTGAAAAAAAAAAGAAAGAAAATAGTAAATCCTCAGACGGAAAGATGGATATGAATTCGTTAACCGAATATTTTAAATATATTGTAAAAAACGTAATTACGATTAGTGTAGTCTTAGTTTTAGGAACTGCACTTGTTTATAGTGGAAAAGTGTCTCAAGCAAATATATTACCGACCAACACCGAATTTTTTCCTTATACGGATGAAATGCCAAAATATGAAACATCTGAACATAATCCTGTTATAGGGGACGCGATTGGACCGGTATCAATAGATATAGTAAAAAACAAAGATGGTAGTGAGCTTTCTACGAAAATAGCATTTCCTACAGAGGAAAATAAAAAAATAGAAAAGAATGGAGTCTTTGGATTTTTGAAAAATATAAAAGAATTTAAGAATAGTAATGTTTTTTATTTATATTTTGCTACATTGATACAACAAACTTTAGCGAATAATTTACATTTTATTACTGTTTTTTCCAATTTTTTTAATGAAAATTTTAGTGAAACTGTAAATACTTTTATATTGCCATTCTTTTTTATATTTTTTTTCATATTTACAATAGCATTTAATTACGGTTATTTATTATGGGCATCACTTTTTAAAAACCTTGGACTTTTCTTGTGTAGAAAGGAAATAATAACCGTCAATGTAACTGAAAATAATAAAACAACTCAGGAAGAAAAAACCCAATGGTATCGTTTTGACATGTTCAAGTCTCCTAATTTTTTCAAATCATTTTTCATAACAGGAATCGGGTTTTTCCTAATACTTTCATTTGGTTTAGGAATTGTATTTCCAATCTTATCCTTTATTATAGCGATTTATTCATTTTTATTTCCGTTATTTTTAAAAGCGAATGTAACCACTACAGATGGTATGAAACCAATTAAACCATATACATTTACTTCGGCCCTACAAAATACTGTAAAATACAAAATCTTGATTATAATGATTTTGATAACTTATTTTATCATATTTGGTGCAAAAGAATATTTTGGAACATACGTAATGGGACTCACTATATTAGCTACGGCATTTTTGTATTTTTTTACGACGGTATATAGGGCTTATATTCCAGGGAATAAAGACAATGCTACGCCCGTAGATTTGAAAACAAAAGAACATTCATACAAACAATTTTTAAAAAAACCTCTTTCAAGTATAAAAGCAGCAGTCACCTCTGGTTCCGCCTCAGGAATTAAAATGTTTGGTAAAAAAAGTATTTAAAGAAAACCCGTCCATTATAAATGGGGATGAAATTGGGAATAAAATGTGCTCCCGTGGCTTAGTGGTTATAGCGTGCGCTTAGTAAGCGTAAGGTCGCGAGTTCAATCCTCGTCGGGAGCTTAAATTGTTTTTATTTTAATTTTTATTCCAAATCCCCATGTTTTCTAAAAATAAAAACAAAAAAATAAAAACAAAATGTAAATAATAATATAAATAATTGGTGGTTATTTATATTAATGCAAGATTCAGAATATCCTTTTGTTAGTGTATGTACGCCAACATTTAATCGTCGTCCATTTGTGCCAATGATGATTGAATGTTTTAAAAACCAGGATTATCCAAAGGAGAGAATTGAGTGGATTATTATTGATGACGGAACAGATAAAATAGAAGATTTGGTCTCCAATATTCCACAAGTGAAATACTTTAAATACGATGAAAAAATGACACTTGGTAGAAAAAGAAATCTAATGCATGAAAAGTGCACAGGTGATATTATTGTTTATATGGATGATGACGATTATTACCCCAGTATGAGAATCTCTCACGCAGTAGAAACACTCAGAAATAATCCACACGCTCTTTGTGCGGGTTCAAGTGAAATGTATATTTATTTCAAACACATTAATAAAATGTATAAATTTGGACCTTATGGAGAGAAACATTCCACTGCTGCGACGTTTGCATTTCACAAAGATTTATTAAAAATAACGAAATATGATAATGATTCTTGTGTGGCCGAAGAAAAACAGTTTCTCAAAAACTATACTATACCGTTTGTTCAACTTGATCCGTTTAAAAGCATACTGGTTTTCTCTCACAATCATAATTCGTTTGATAAAAAAATATTATTAGAAAGTTCGATTCCTGATAAATTTATGAATCTATCAAATGCAACTGTCGATGATTTTGTCAAAGAGGACTTTATTAAGGAGTTTATTATGGAAAAAGTGGATGAATTACTTGACAATTATGAACCAGGAAATCCAAAATACAAACCGGATGTTTTGAAACAAATGGCGGAAATAAAGGAACGCCGAGAAAAAATAACAGAACAACATATAAAAAGTCAAAAGGAATCCAAGGATAAAATGACTTCTCTCATTCACAACAGCAAAAATGTAGATTTTAGTAAAAAAATAAAAGAACAAACTACCATTATTGTGGATTTGATGAGAGAAAACCAGGAATTAAAAGACAAGGTCGTTTATTTGGAAGATAAAATAAAAATGTTAATTACAAATCGTATTTCTGAAATCAAAAACAAGATCTAATTTTAGTTCTTTGAGAGAAAACCAATTATATGGTGTAATCCCTAATCCCTCGACAGTGAAATATATATGTATGACAAAACAAATATAAACATATATATTATAATAGTATATAATTCTTTACACTAAGAATGCTTTATGAAGAAGATATGTTTCATCCTTTAAATCCAGAATCTTTAATTGATAATTCTGTAATAAAAAAATTTATGGTTTCGAGTAAGAAGGGTTTTCTTACGATAAAAAGAAAAATAAATCATAAAAATGTAAATATAAATATATATTCGTCTGGTGAAACGGGTAGTAATATTCGAAATGCGATCAGTGGTGAATATTATAGTGATAGAATTGGAACAAAACGAGAAGACTTGTACTACAAAATAGGAATTTCTACTGGAGATATTGGAGGTGATTCTGTAACATTATTTTTTGATAGTCCTGAACAGTACGAAAGACATTTTTTTACAACTATTCCGGTGGAAGATAAGGAAAAATGGTATAATAAAAACATGGAATTCAAGATTCAAAATAAGATTTCCACGAAATAGAAAAAAATAAATATATAAATATAAAAAAATAAAAAATAAATATAAAAAATATTACTATAATATAATAATGAGAGCTATTATATTATTATTTATTTTGTTTCCGTGCATAAATGGGTTTCTTATGAAAAATAGTAAAAATACCGGAATCATATTATTTGAAAAACCAGAATCGCCGAATCAAACCAACCCATCCAAATCGGATAATAATAAATATCCGAAAGAACATGTTTTGGAAAATAATAAAACCATTGAATTTACCAAAAAAACCAGGTTTGTGAGTGGGTCAACTGGCCACGATTATCGTTATATTTATAGTGAAAATCATGATGATAATGAAAAGGAAAATCGTGAAACATTTGAAAAACTTGCGAAATTTAATTATCAAATGAAGCTATTGAATTCACTACAGAATAATGACATATCTCAATTTGATAAATTAAAACGTATTGAGGATTACAATTTTTTATTTGAAAAAAATAAATATCTTTCGAACATAAATGCTGGTGATTTGATTGAAACTTGGGAAAATACGGATATTTGAATTATGCATTCAAATATTTTACGAATTTATTTGCGTCTATATGAAATTCGTTTTTTATATTTTCTTTTTTTTGTTTTTCTACCACCCTTTTTAGTCATTCTTTTTTTTTTAGGCAACCTGCTACTGTTTGATGATAGTCCAGATAGACCAGATGAATTATTTTTGTTACTTCCGCTATAATCGCTATCTGTATATTCTACCATTTTCTCCAATCCTGAAGCTAAGGCCGTCGCACTCGCACTATACGGATTTCCAACACCTTCTAAGTTTTTTTCCATAAAGGAATCGTCTGATGATGTAGAATTATTTGATAACGAAGATAAGGATGAATCAGAATTCCAATGACTACTTTTTTTTCTACTCATTTTATTAGAATCAATTGATGACGATGAACTCTTTTTTCTTTTTTTAGTCATAGTCATACTAATCATACGATTATATATTATAGCAATATAATATAAAAACATTTCATAATAAATAACTAAATGAATGAAGAACAAAAAAATCCGATTCTAAAAGAAGAAAGCGAAAACGAATTGCTTAAAAGATTAGAAAAAGAAGGTATGCAAAAGGTATCTGCGTTAAATAACAAAGAAATCGAAGATGCAAATAAAATGATTAAAGAATTAAATAAAATAATGGAAGACGGTACGAATGAATTTAAAGAAAAAACTGGTCGTCATATGACATATGCCGAAATGCGGGCGGCATACGGATAATAAAGAAACCATCTAAAAATAAAATACAATGATTCTAACAGTGTATTTTATTTATTATTTTATATTTCTACACGACGATTGAGATATACATTTTTAAATTATTTCTTGGATTTTCTGGATTTTTTTGATTTCTTGGATTTTTTCATTTTTCTTGATTTCATAGATTTTTTCGATTTTTTGGATTTATTCTGCATATTTATTAGTTTCATTATACGTCGTCTTGTATTCTTTCCGACTTTTCCGCCCGAAGTATTCTTATTATCTATATTGTTTATTTCTTTTATTGCATTTAATAATGCGTTATATTCAGCATTACCATCATTTTTAGGATTTTCTATTAAATATTCAATTCGACTTTCAATACGATTACGAATTTGTGTTTTATTATTTAAATCATTACTTTGATAATCCTTTATCATTTTTGGAATTGCTTTTACCATAATTTGACCTCTACCCAAATTCATAATAATTTCTTTTAATTTATTAAATTCATCCGGTTCGTTTTTTATCAGAGTTTCATTATTTTTTTTATTTTTTAAATATTGAAATCTTTTTATAAACTTGTTAGCTAAGTTACCACGTTCTCCTTCATTTTGTGATTTATCTGTTCGGTCATTTCCATCGTTGATCAGTTCATTTAATTTCTCGTATTTATCAGTTTGTGTCTCTATTATTGGAATGGAACCATCATAAGGTTCTTTAGTTATAGAATTTGTTTCACTACCTGAATTTGTCGTATCTGTTTTCATTTTTTCAATTAATTCTCGAATTTTATCATTTATGTTTTCAACAGTTTTAAGATATTCATCTTTTTTAGGTTCACCTTCAGCCATATATAATAACCATATTTTATTTTTAATCACAACAATTAATTTCTTCTTCTTCATTTATATTTTCATCTATAATTGCAACATCTTCGATACCTTCGGCATTTTCATTAGTAAATTTGTCTAAATACCTATAAATCCGATTAATATCCAATTTAGTAATTTCATAGTTTTCAAATAAAGCTAATATTTCGTTATCATCGTATTTGCTACGAATGTCCATAAAAAATGAAAAAATATCTTTTTTATCCATTCCTAATTGTTGGCATAAATTTTGTATAAACAATAAATTATTGTATTCAGTGGAATACTTTGTCAACACTTTTGTAAAACGAACTTCACCCGGATTATATTTCAGCTCATTATTATTTACTAAATCAATATTTTCATGAAATATTTTATTGTTCTTAAATGTTTTAATGAGAGAACTCATTTCATTAAATTGCCAAATTTGTTTTTGAAATGTAATGCGGTCAATATAATCCGCAAAGCACATATTATCCAACAGTTTCATGTATAACTCGATCGATTTTTTCTTATCAATTTTATCAAGGACATCAATAATATTTTCATGCCACAATAACGCAACAATCGTGCGGTCCGTATCATTCATCAGAACATTATGGTAATTGATCGGATACGAATGATTGATTAATTTTTGCGTAATTTTCTTTGTATCATCATTATACGATTTGGTTTGAAAAATATTTTTTATCAAATCGCTCTTCAAAACACTTTGGTTTTTATTATAAATTTCACAAATCGTATTCAATTTTCTCAAATCATATTGGACAAATTGGAATATTTGTTCTCTCATTGTGTCATCAATTGAAGGCATAATCTTTTTGATAATTTCAATAATTTGTTTTTTATTCGGTATTTTCAGTTCAATAGTGTTGCATACTTTCATTAAATCCTTTATTTTCTTATCAATGTGATAATTACCAATACAAATAATTGGATTATTTGTGTATTCTTCCAATTTTTGTTTTTTCGTTTTTTTTGGTCTAATTAATTTTATCAAACTGTTGATACCGCCTTTGTCTCCATTGTTCATTCCATCGATTTCATCCATGACAATGACAATTTTTTTGATTTTTTTCTTGAACATGCTCATTATATTTTTATCCGACATGTTATTGTTTGTGATGGTTTCAATAATGGCTTTGTTGCGAATATCCCCGGCATTATAACGAATGACGTCGTAATCGAGTTCTTTCAAAATATCCATTACGAATTGTGTTTTACCGGTACCCGGTTCTCCATATACGTAAATCCCTTTTTTAAATAGTAGATTTTGTTTATTCGTTTCAAAGCCGATTAATAAATCCTTCATTTTTTTCATTTCGGTTTCTCTATTTAAATACTTATTAAGGTTTAATTGGTCCATATATTTTTAATAATATTGTTTTTATGTTGATTATACGAGATAATCTTTAATGATATTTGCACAATTCGTAGATTGATTTTCATTGCAAAAATGAATAAGAAATCTGATATAGTTGGTATAAATCGTGTTTTTATAATTATATTTTTTATTTAAACTCCATTTAGGGAATTTTTCTCTCATCACAAATGAAAATACAAAGTAATTATCATTGCGAATGATATCTCTTACATAACTATCATAGCGTTTTATATATTTTGAAATAATATGATGGTTATTGATATAACTTTTTTTGTCCACCCATAAAAATGTTTTTAGAGGTATAAATTCTCTAATGTATCTTTGTAATTCTTCGGGTAATTTTGATAATAAAAATAGTGCACGTTTTTCTTTGTTTATCGGGTCATAGCTTGCACGGTCATAGCTTGCACGGTCATAGCTCGCACGGTCATAGCTTGCACTGTCATAGCTTGCACGGTCATAGCTTGCACTGTCATCGCTTTTACGGTGATTACTCATATATGATAATAATATAATATTATTATGATATTACGCCGTGGCACTAAGGTCACAAGGATTTTTTGATAAATTGGTAATACCGTCCCAGGTTAAACCACAACCTCTTGCCCAATTATATTTTGCACATGTCCCATTAGCACCAGTATAAGGTGGTTCATTAAATTTCATTTTTAAGTGCTGACCTGGTTCAAGCTGACCATTACAAGTACCAAGGTCTTGAACATTAACACATGCAGAACCATTACCTCCTTGATCTAACCAGTAATCGGGACAATCACCAACTACTGGTGGCCAACTGGTATTTGAACTTTTGTTGGAATAAGACAACCAAGTCATTACAAGAACAATAATTAAAAAAATAAACATTAAAAGGATAAGTATTTTTTGGAAAGATCCCATATTTATATATATTTATAAAATAAAAATATAAATAAAAAATTTCTTGTAGTTTATATATAATGAATTTAAGAGATGACAAGATATCGAATGGTAGAATTAATATAAAATGTCCTAAAACAAGCGATTTATTTCAAATGTATGATAAAATTCCAGTAAATCAGTGCACTACTTATAGAGATCCAACCGAAGGTTTATGGGATAATACAGCATTATCTAAAGCTTTCTTTTCAGCAGAAAATATGGGAATTATTCAAAATGGTATTCGTGCAGGTGTATATAACAAATCGAATGGTCAATATGTTATAAGTGATCAAGACGGTGATACATTGAAAATCATCATGCGAAGTATCTTTTTACAAAATGCGGCGAATCAGCCAACAAATATTAAGGGGCAAATTGAACAATTAAATCAAATGGTCTTGAATTATACCATAGGACAAGTATATTCGGAAGCAGTCGGTTATTATAAATATTTAGAAGACGCTTCTACAATGTATACTCCAATTGACCCACCCATTTTTTCGTCTAATAACGACAAGCAGTTAGTATTGAAATCGTGGTTTTAAATCGACAAATATTTTAAAGATTATTATTTAACCACTTTTTTCTTCTCTGTCGATTTCATCTTGTCCGTCGATTTCATCTTGTCTGTCGACGATGATGTCATTTGCATTTTCGTATTCTCACGGAATTTGATGTATTCTTTTTCTAAAACATCCAATTCTTTTAACCACATTTGTGATGGTGAAGTTGATTTGATAAATTCCAATTCAGCCACTTTATCAGAATGTTCTTTATTCAGGCGTTCCACATTTTCTTCAGTAACACTATCCATCGGCAATTTTACTAAATACTTGAATTCATCATCATTATTCATTACAGTATATTTCTTTTCATTCAACATTTTTACCACCTCTTCTTTTTTCTTTTTTCTCATGTCAATCGTTCCCTCAAGTAATTCGGAAATATATCTGGATTTGTTGGATAGTAATAACAATTCATTCGTCAATGCATCAATCATGTAATCCTTGCGTTTTTGATAAAGTTCTAATCGAGTCACAAAATAATCGTCAATAATATGTTGAACCTTTTCATATTTTTTGAGTTTATCATTCGCATCAAACAAATGCATATTTGTAGTGTTGTTGGTGCTAAAGAGTTTAAACATTTTTTCCAATCCATTACAACCATTATCCAATTGTGTCGCTTCTAATTCGGCGACTTTTCCTTTTTGCAAGGTAATTATAAAATCAACCGTCGTATCTTTGCTCATGTCATCATATTCTTTTACCACTGGCACAATTTTCTTACCGGCTTTATCCACCGATTCAGTCAAACTCTCCAAATATTCTTTGAAATCGTCTGTCCAGTAACCCACAGGTAATTCCGTAATGCGAATTTTATCTACTCCGATTTTTTCGTATTTACCTTTGAACAAATATTTGCCTTCTTCAGAGATTTTCGAAATCGTCCCAGTAAATCCTTCGTAATATGGCACGAACTCAACGTCGCTCCCGGGTAACGCGCCATTATCGTCGCCCCCCGGTAACACGAGTTTTCCTCGAATATATTGAATGATTTGACAAGGATTATATGACATGATATCTGTACTAAAACCGGTTCCAATACCTTTGGATCCGTTTACCAATACCATAGGAATAATAGGTGCGTAAAAGATTGGTTCAACCAGTAATCCGTCGTCGTTCAAATACGATAAAATCTTGTCGTCCATCTCTGGGAATATAAAACGCGTAATTTTATTCAACTGGGTGAATATATATCTTTCCGATGCACTATCTTTACCACCCTGTAATCGAGTTCCGAATTGTCCGTTTGGCATCAACAAATTTATGTTGTTGGATCCGACGAAATTCTGCGCCATACCAACAATCGCGGCATTTAGACTCGCCTCACCATGGTGATACCCAGAATGTTCAGAAACATAACCACTGAATTGCGCCACTTTGATTTCAGTGGTGAGATTTTTCTTGAATGCCGAATACAAGATTTTACGTAAACTGATTTTTAAACCGTCCATTAAATTTGGAATACTACGATCACAATCATATTTCGAAAAGTGGATTAATTCCTTGTTGATGAATTCTTCGTATGTCACCATCTTGTCATTCGTATTCAAGAACGATTCACGGTCATATTCGCCTAACCACGTTTTACGATCATCTGCACGTTTCTTGTTGAAAACCATGTCTATTTTATCATCACTGTCTTTACCCTTGTATTCAAAACCAACTGTTTTTTTCTTTTCAAAATATTCACGAAATTCCTTACCTGTACTGGTTCCTAATCCTTTGTAATATTTCACATTCCAACCTTTTCCTTGTGCATTCGCATTTTTCCAGGTTTCATATTCGCCTTCGTTATAAAACACTAATTCCTGTGTTCCTTTGCGTGCCTTTAATATGGGCGTATTCATAAATCCAATAAATCCAGGTATTTGAACTAACGACGCCCATTCACTCTGAAACAAATTAATGACTAATCCTTTGATATGACTTCCATCATGATCTTGATCACACATGATCATGACTTTTCCATAACGCAACGATTTCGCTACATCTTCAGCGTTTTTATACACGCGTCCCGATTCTAAACCGAGAATTTTCTTTATTTCTGCGATTTCCTTGTTTTCCGAGATTTTCTTGGTCTGCTCACCTCGAACATTCAAAATCTTACCTTTCATTGGATATACACCAATGATATTACGATCTTCAGATGATAAACCAGAAACAATACCCGCTTTAGCTGAATCACCTTCACAAAATATAATGCTGCATTGTGCCGACTTTTCAGTTCCGGCCCAATTCGCATCAATCAGTTTGGGAATTCCACGAATACTTTTTGTTTTAGCACCATCCGTTTTCTTGGCGGCCTTGTTTTCCTTTACTTCTGTCAAAGCACAAGCCGCATCCATGACGCCCATTTTTGCGATTTTTTCTATAAACTTGTCCGACACGGTGCATGTAGACCCGAATTTCGCAGATGGCGTATTCATGAAATCCTTGGTCTGACTGTCGAATGCCGGGTTTTCAATATCGCATCTCAAGAATAAAATCAACTGTTCTTTAATACTATTTGCATTCACTACTATTTTTTTCTTCTTTTCAATATAAGCAACTAATTTACGAGTAATTTGACCTAATATATATTCCACATGTTTACCGCCTTTCGCTGTATGAATACCATTGACAAACGAAACTTGAATAAACTCGTGAGTCGGAGACAATGCCACCGCGTATTCCCAACGCTCGCCGGAGTCTTCATATGCTCTC